AACTCCCTTTGTATCTCGTTTTATAATACAGGCGAATAAGTCCGAGAAACCCTGTTTCAATTCATCGTTTAACTCTATTAATAGACCAAAATCGTAAAACACCAATTTACCATCCTTGGAAATAGCCAGATTACCTGGATGTGGATCACCGTGAAATAACCCACCGTCCATAGTTTGAATTACATACGAATTAACGAGTGCTTCACACACCTTCTTCCTATTGATTCTCTTATTTTTGATCTCTGTAATCTTATCAGCCTCTACATATTCCATGACAATCATATCATCGGTACAGTACTTTTTATACATATAAGGAACTTTTATCCAATCGATCCCCTTCAAACTTCTTTTGAACTTAATCGCATTTTCAACCTCTTGTCTGTAATCGGCCTCTCCAAGAAGATACTCGATAGAATCATTAAGAACAAATTCAGAACTAGAACCAGTGTCAACACCTATTGACTGAATAAAGTCCAATATCTTCTTAACATTATTTGTATCCGATTTCATAATGTCTAGGATTCCAGGTCTTTTTAATTTTACAACAACCTTCTTACCATTTTGAAGGGTGGCTTTGTGTACCTGCCCAATACTAGCCGATTTGAATGGAATTTCGTCAAAATCTTTGAATATATCTCTATTTACAACATCTTTTACAAGGTTAAAATCAAAGGGTGGTACATTATCTTGGAGAGATTCAAGTTCTTTGGTAAACTCTGGTGGATAGAGGTCTCCCCGTGTGGACGCTATCTGTCCTAATTTTACAAATGTCGGGCCAAGGTCTAGAAGTTCACCTTTGGTCCACCGACCAAGCTCGGCTTTATCCTCAGTAAAACGCTCTTTCCATAAATATTTGGCCGCGAATTTCCATGTTTTTACCTTTTGACTTGGTGCCAACTTGACAGGTGGCACTTTTATATTGGCTAAACTCAACATGTCCTACATTACTCTTAGGATTTTTTCTATAAGCTAAAAGTAGAATGAAGATTCATATTATCGGAGCTGGCCCAACCGGAATGTCTCTCGCATGGGAAATCTTACGTACAGGAGACCATGATGTGACCATTTACGATAGGAAAATTTCAGCCGGGGGATCTTGGTGGGAGCCTGACATAAAAACTCGGGATCTTCACGCACATAGAATCGTTTTCGATAAGGCATTCATCAACACACAATCATTATTTTCTGAAATGAACATCGACTGGAATGAAATATTTCATCCAGTTGAAAAGAAAAAACATTTAAACTTTGCTTTCAAATCTTTGAGTGTAAAAGATTATGGAATTCTCATTTCTCTTTTCTCTCGAGTACTTGCACAACCTCAAAAGTTTAAGGGTATATCTCTAAAAGACGCAGTAGGACCTTTAAGTGAGAAAGGTGGAAAATATATTGAACATTTTCCACTTATCATGGATGGGGTTACGTGGGATGTCATGACGGCGTACGAATTTGTAAAAAATTTGGATCATACCACGCTTTCACAAATGTGTACACAAAAGGTTTCGGGTAAAGTGATGTGTGATGCGATGGAACAGGCTCTTATGGAAGCCGGTGCAAATTTTGTATTCGGTGTGGAGTTAAAAGATGTCGAGTACGGTGAAGACGCATTCGTGGCAACATTCACAGACGAAAAGATTATCGATGATGGAATGCTCTTTTTGTGTCTCGATAATAGCCCAGCCTTGAATTTTTTGGGTGATAACTGGGGACCGGATGCACTCAAGAAGGTTCAAGGAAGTACATATGGAGCTATCAACGTATTATTAGATTACGATGAACCAGTTGAATTAAAAACAGACCTCGAAATAGCAACTGAAACTCGATGGAATTTACAACCCAAGGTCTTATACGGCACCAATACAATTTCATGTGTCATATGTGACCTTAACGAAGAAGTATTAGGTTCAGACCCAGATGTTATAAAATATGAAGTCCTAAAACAACTCGGCTTACCGGAACCTCTCGATATACGAATCGGTTGGGGGGCCGATTGGGAGATGGAAGAAAAGAAGTGGTCATTTTCACAATCATCCGGTGTTCTCAGTCTTCATGGACAACTTCCATTCTTTGGTAAATGTTCTAAAGTTGCGATGTGTGGTATGATGTCCCCTCGTGAAACACCTTATTCGAGTATTGAGTCGGGTGTGGAAGTATCCCGACTTTTAAGTCATAGATGTTTTGGTACACGACGACCACTCAAACCTTTACTTCTCACACAAGTTTTACTACTTATTTTAGTTTTACTTATAGTTTTAGTTTTAGTATACCGTAACAGAAATAGATGAAGTTTGTCGCTACAATTCATGAACCTATGTTTGATTTCAATGATAAAAAGTATATCCGTTATATAATTCCTGCAAAAGTATCGGAAATTATAGAACGAATGCATATAAATAAATGGAAATTACTCATGAATGAAAATATAGATAACCCCATCGATGGAAATATTCTAACAGTCAAGGTACCATTCCGTTATAGGAGAGTAATGTGTAACGTCGGGGGACGTCCTATTCAGTCTCTAATAAGGGGTGACGAAGTTGAAGTTGAAGTAGACTTCAAGGGTGTATGGAATGTTGGTAATCACTCGGGGTTTTCTTGGATACTCTCGAGTTCCTTTACTTCTTGAGTGGCATCGGGATCATTGGGGAGATCGATGGTTTTGAGACCACCTTTCTTAAAATTCATAAACGTGTTAAGTACACCCTGGAGACGAAAAACCTCTTGGGTTAACTGTTCGATGTTCATTTGAACTTGTTTAATATTTTCATCAATATCTACAGTAGGCATTTTACTCAATTAAAGTTTATCACCTTTAACTAAGTAATTCATGACGGTTCTCACTAGGACCGGATACCTGATAGACACAGGTCCAATCCAAGAAATTAAAAAAGAATTAACGGTAAGACCCATCGTAAATGGAGACTTTGGATTTCCTCCGCCGCCTTTCAAAGTTTTCAAACCAGCTAAGAATGGAATCTGCGTTCCCAGATTCTATGGAACCTCTAAACTTGGGGAGCCTACACTCGACAAACGGCCAGAACCAACTAAAATCAATACCCGATTTTCAGGACAACTTCGTGATGCTACACACCAAAATGAAGCATTCGGAGCAGCTATTAAAGCGGGGCATGGCGTCCTTTCTTTACCATGTGGCTATGGCAAAACGACGGTATCCCTGGCCATAGCGTCTAAACTTGGGTATCGCACGATGATTATAGTACATAAACAGTTTCTAGCGGACCAGTGGCGAGAACGTATTAAGCAGTTTTGTCCGGGTGCTACAATTGGTGTCGTACAACAAAATAAAAAAGAAGTCGATTGTGATTTTATCATCGCCATGCTTCAATCCCTTTCATTGAAAGAGTATTCATTTTCAGATTTTGAAAGTATAGGAACTGTCATAGTAGACGAGGCACACCACATATGTGCAAAGGTTTTCAGTCAGTCCCTGTTTAAACTATGTCCTCGTCATATTTACGGTCTTTCGGCGACACCTGAACGAAAAGATGGTCTCACAAAGGTTCTTCACTGGTTCATGGGACCTACCTTTTTTGCTGTAGAACGTAAAAATCAGGAACAGGTGGAAGTATTCCCGGTTACGTTTGATTCACCAAATTATAGAAACCCACCACCATCTATGCGAAACGGAAAGATTTCGATGCCCAACATGATCACAGAACTCGTCGAAGATCGCAACAGAAATAGGATGTTAGTGGAATTGGTGAAAAAAGCTTCGAGTGGTAGTAGACAACTACTCGTTCTCAGTGATCGTCGTTTTCATTGTGAATTTCTCCACCAGTGCTTTCCAAAGACGTCTGGACTCTATATGGGTGGTATGAAAGAAGCCCAACTTTTGGAATCTTCAAAGAAGAAGATTATTTTTGCAACCTTCAGTCAGGCTCATGAAGGTCTTGACATTCCAACACTCGATACTGTTATTTTAGCGAGTCCTAAATCTGATATTACACAGAGTATTGGACGAATTATGCGAGAAACGAAGGGAAAGAAGAATGAACCACATATTTATGATGTTCATGATCCATGGTCGGTCTTCACAGCTATGTATTACAAACGAATGAAAGTATATCGTCAAGGTGGTTTCAAAATACATGGAAATCACGTTGGAGAGATTAAGAACGAATTCCCTCAGGGAAAGTGTCTGTTTTTATAATCTGACCTTCTATTAAATGTCGGGTGCATTAATACAACTAGTCTCTAAAGGGGTTCAAGATGTGTATCTTACGAGTGACGAGGGACATTCATTCTTTCGTATGAAATTTACGAGGCACACAAACTTTTCCCAAGCTCCAAAGTTTATTAAAACTGTTCACTCTAATGACACATCCGTCACGATCCCTGTTTTGGGAGATGTTATCAATGGACTTTGGTTTGAATCAAGTGATACGAGTAATGCCAATATAGCATCCAATTTGTTTCACAATTCTACACTTGATTTATATGTGGGTGGCCAAAAGGTGGATTCTCAACACTATGATTACTTCGCTGAGATATGGCCGAATTATTTAGCCGATACATACAACAAATCTCAGGAACTCAACAATAAAGCTTCGACATCAAACCAGACGTTCGTACCGTTACACTTCTTTTTCTGTGATCATAAAGCCTTTTTACCTTTGATAGCGTTACAACATCACCAGGTTGAAATAAAAATTAATTTTGATGAAACAGCCGTCGCAAATTGCAACGCAAATGAAAAGAAAGCTGAATTTTACGGTAACTACGTGTACCTGGATAAAGAAGAACGAGAATCCTTGATAAGTCGAACACTAGATTTTGTCGTGACACAAACACAAAAAATAGAATTACCTCTCGAAAGTGTTACAGATAATACAACACAATCAGGTGGGTACAATACACTTGATATTTCGTCGTTTAATCATCCAGTTAAGTCTCTCTTTTTTGGATATGGGTGTTCTACTTCAAATTTCGCGGGTGACCGTTTCTCATTCATTAATGCCGATTTATTCATTAATGGTATTTCATTCCTCGAAAACATGTCTCCAACATATTTCCACACAGTACAAAATTATTACAAGTCAAATTACGGACAAACTGAATTTGATATAGATAGTCATACAGGTGTGTACACACGCTATTTTGTGTATCATTTCTGTCTCAACGCATCTGATTACAATCCAAGTGGTTCATGTAATTTTAGTCGTCTCGATAACGCGAAACTTATCCTCCGTGGGGTCGAAAAGGGTGAATTAAGACCATCAAATCAAGATGTGTATGTGTATGCCGTAAATTACAATGTGCTCAGGATTAAGGACGGTTTAGCCGGAATTTTATTCGGCAACTAATGTATAAATGGGAAAGCTTGTACGTGCTGGTCAAATTTTTGTAACCAGTCTAGATGCAACACCCAGAGAGTCCGATGTTTTAACTGGACTTGCGAGTATTGATGCTGGTGAGATCACAGCAGATGAAATTCAAGTAGCGAATTTGAAGATTACTGGTGAGTTGACATCTACGTCCGATACAACTCAATTTGCGGGTACTACAAATGTAAATCGTCTCACGGCCACCCAGGTTGGTATAGGCACAGATAACCCAATTAACGATCTTCAAATTGGTACTAATAGTTTAATTGTTAATCGAACTGTTCAGAACTTGGTAACTGTGCAGGGTAACGTGGTGAGTACAAACGTATTCGCGACCGATACTTTCAAGACGACAAACGATAAATTCTTGGTTGATGCCACAGCTTCTAACGTATTAACAATTGATGGCAACACAGCGTCTACCAATTCTACGATAACTAAACAATTGACAGTTGGTACGGGTGTTACCGCGGGTACTGATTCCAACGTAGCCGTTTTTGAAAATGGTAATGTCGTTGTTCGTGACGGATTTTTACGGGTATTTGGAAATGTTGATATCAGCGGTAATTTAGCTATTACCGAAATTCCGTCGTACACGAGTGTTGACAATCTTGTCGTGTCAAACGCTGTCATACAAATGGGTAAGGGTAACAACGGGACATATGATATGGCTGTACTCATGAGAGATGGTGCCCCGGATACGGGTAATGTATTCTTGGGGTATACACACTCCGACGATCAGTTTAAACTTTCTAGAACGTACGGTACTCCCGAAGATGCAAACTTTACCATGGATTCAGCAAATACCGTTAATCTTCATGTATTTGGTGATGTGTACACACAAAACAACGTAGGTATTGCAAATACATCACCAGCATTTTCCCTTTCCGTGGGTTCTAATGTGTATATCAATGATGTGGCATCATCCTCGGCTAATGTTCTACATGCGAATGGATATGGTTTCTTCGAGGGTTTGAGAATTGGTGATGACGGGCTGACGGTGGGTAGCCTGATTACTCTTGATGCCGATGCAGCTATACCTATGGTAGTAGCGTCAAAGATTCAATCACATGCTATTCAAACGACTGGTGCGACCCCGTCGGGTATAGCGAATACCAATTCTACAAATATGTTGTCGATCGGTGATAAAATATTTATTAACGCAGATTCTGCTAACCTTATCACGGTGCTCGGTAATACAGCGACTGGTCGTCTCATCACACAATCAATTTTGGTTCAGGATTTTATCGAAGTAGAGGGTGAATCTGGTATTTCGTCTGCAGCGAATGTTATTATTCATGGTGACATCTCGGGTGAAGATTCAACCGCGAATACTGTGAGTTTTCGGTGTGGACCACTGACGTCAAATATAAGTGCGATTGAAATCAAGGGTGCGAAAACATCCGCGAATAGTCAAACCATCGTATTCAAGACTCGAAATACGGAAAGAATGCGGGTAGCTTCAGACGGCAAAGTGGGTTTATCCAATACCGAACCGAGTGAACTTTTAACTCTCGGTGGAAATTTAAAACTTAATGGAAGTAATGTAGGTATTTTTGGTGACGATACAAAATATCTAAAAACTTTCACTGATATCACCGGTAGTCAGACAAAAATACAAACGCGTGTGGGAAGTGGAAAGGGTCTGAACTTTTATGCGAGTACCACGGATACTATGGGAACGCCGAAATTAACCATATTAGAATCGAGTAATGTTGGTGTGAACACTATAAATCCAGAAGGTCTTTTACATACGAACGGCGGAACGGTGTTTATAAATAACCAAGTCGCTAATAGAGGAACTACGAGTCATCTTGATACACCCTTAGTAGTATCCAATACAACTGCAATTGTTGGTATTTCGGATTTTAATAACGTAATTCAATTG